ATGAAGGGTTTTGTGCTGACGTTGTCGTTACTCATGTTATCCGCTAACGCTATGGCTGCCGGAAAGATTATCACGGTCAGCAAGTTTGAGTTTGGCAAACAATGGGCATTTAATCGCGAAGAAGTGATTCTGGAATGCCGCTCCGGTAATGCCTTGTTTGTGATAAACCCAAGCACGCTAGCGCAGTATCCGCTAAATGATATTGCGACTGAACAGATGAAGTCGGGTCATGTTCTGGCAAAACCATTAGATATTCTGCTGTTGGATGACAGCCAAAAACCGGGTCAAAAGATGAGTCTGGAGCCTTTCCAGCAACGCGCCATGATATTGTGTCAAAAGTAAGCCCGAGCACAGAGCCGGGGTATTTAGCGGTATTAGCCTATGTTTAACAGATAATTATCTTCTTCGGCATAAGCACTAACTTTCCCTCACTCAAATTAGTTTATAGCCGTTATTAATTACTTCTGCTGCTAAGTTGGCGAAACACATGTACTCGACTACGCTTAAGGAGTACGGCTGAATAAGCCTACGTTAATGCCAACTTTTAGCGCACGGCTCTCTCCCAAGAGCCATTTCCCTAGACCGAATATAGGAATCGTATTCGGTCTCTTTTTAATTTGTTGATTTTAAAAGTAATTTTTTTGATTTATCGAAATTTATCGAAATTTTATCGAAATCTGATATTCGGTCTTTTATAGCATCACGTATTCTTTCCCCCTTGTATCAAGATACTTGTTCGTCATCTTCTCCGATTTATGCCCCAGCAGTTTCATCGCAAATTCCTTACCTTTTTCCTTTTCATACAATCGTCCGGCCAGGCTTCTGATCTCATGAAAAGTTGGCGGACTCTCATCAAAACGAAAATCTGTTCCTTTTCTCGCCGTTACGAATTTCTTTGTCAGGCTGTCTGGATGTAGTGATCCATCAGGGCTATTTTTTCTGATGCCAGCACTTATCATAAAGTCTGTTTTACTGGCTAATTTACATTGTTCAATCACGGTGCTAAGGCGTAGGCCAACGGCTTTAAGTTCAAGATCTAAGGGTAGGGAGATCATGGCTCCGGTTTTGCCTTGGTCTATCTGTAATCTGCCATCAACAATCTGGTCAAAGCGCATCAGAGATAAATCCTCACGTCGTTGGCCAGTGACTAGCGCCAGATCCATTGATAGCCCAAACCACGCCGGTAATGTGACAGCGACCTCACGAATAGCGAGATACTGATCCAGTTCCAGGCGCTCACGTTTCACCACCGGTTTAGCTGAGCGTGTCGGTGTCACTGGATTATTATCTATATGGCCCTCGACAATCGCTTCTCGGAAAATATCAGACAACACTGACCGCATAGTAGCGGCCATAGTTTTTTTGTCCTGTGCCACCCAAAACTCTAAAAACTCGGCAATATGGCGCGTGCTGATTTTAGCTAACACCCTGTTGCCCATTTTTTCGCTGATCATGGCTATTTGTCCCTTGCGAACTTTATAGGTGTTTTCAGCCAATTCCCGGCGCTTATAGATGACGTCATATCGTTTTAGCCATGCTGCCAGTGTGAACTCCTGCGTGCCTTTGAGCTTTTCTAGTAGTGCGACAGGAGTGTAGTTTTGTTCAATGAAATTATTGGCTTCAATGGCTTGGGATATGGCGTCTCGCCGGGCAATTTTGCCGAGAGATAACTCCTTTCCAGTTAGCGGGTTGCGCCAATAGAAAGTTAGTTGAACACGCCTAAAGGTGAGGTTTTTGGGCAAATTAGCGTCATACTTTCCCGGCCTTTTTGCCATAACCCATCTTCTCCAATATTGGCGGTATCGTAGAATGTGAAATGTTCAGCGCTTTCGCCATTCTGTAGCTTTTGGGCTGTATATAAATGGCACCGGGCCGCACGCGATATTGTCTGCCGTGTTTTTCTGCTGCAGGGTAAAAGTTACCGTTTCTGGCCCAGCGTTGGAGTGTTTGAATCGTCGGCTTGTCAGTCGTATACGTTTCATCACACCATTCGGTTAATGTCATTAATTTTGCCATTGGTCATACCTCGATATGACCGGCCAGCATAGTAACGTGCTGACCGGTTCAGTTTTGATTTTTAAAAATCAGTTAGCGGACGGCTAACGAACGTTCGCCAGTTTCAAACTTGGCACCGGCTATCAATAGGCCCTCATTTAAGGCAGCTTTGATTTCATCGGCTTTTGGGGTGGTGATAATTTGCACCTGAGAAACGGAGTCTACATATTCATCAGGCAACAAATTTACATCGGTGATAACGAGTTTTTTTGTCCCTTTTCGGGCAGTGAATGTATTAGACGCCGTTTTGATCGAGTCTTTGCCGGCCTGAATCATGCATTCCAATATATATTTACGGTAGATTTCAGCCTGATTATCAAAACTTTTCTTGCGTGCACTCATCCGTTTGGCTTCGTTGGCGCATATCTCTGCCTGACCCAGCGTGTTACGAACCAATGTCATCAAGGCATCGAACTTATCTTCCAGCATGCCCTCAATGCCAGAGAGTGTGTCAGCGACCATTTCGGGGGTGAGTTCATCACCGCTATCGGCCATTTCCTGCAATTTTCGGTAATCAGTGGCTAATGATATGGCGCTTGTGCTCATGCTTTTTCTCCCTCAGTGACAAATTTTGCCAGGCACTCATCTTTGATTTGATTCAAACGGGTTAGACGGCCGGTCAGATATTTGACGTGTTCATCATCATGGGATGATTCGGCATTCTTGAGATGAACCCCGATGGTGCGTGTTAGTGAGGTGCTGATTTTTGTCACTTCATTCGCCGTGACTGCTGTTTTCATCGTCTCGGTATTGGCTTTGAATTTGTCGTCTAATTCTTTACGTAGACGAACCACATCATCAGCTTTAGTGCTGGCATTTTTAATACCGAACTCAATATTATTGTCGGCGGCGTATTCAGCATCATCAAACAGCCCCATAAACACATCAGCGCTGAAACCAAGCTGTGCTAATGCTTTGGTCGTGGCGTCCGTTAGGCTTTTTTTGCTGACTTCATCGTCACAAATGAAACCGTTGGTACTCTGATAAATATGCTTGGTATGACCAAAAGCAGGGAAGCGGCCCCGACCTCCTGCGTGTTGGTACCACAGTTCAATCCGCATAGTGTGGTTGGATGTCCGTAGAATGGTGCCATCCCCATCACGCATGGGTTTACGCCCGATCTCTCGATTGTTGCTATCCAGAACCGACTCCATAAATGGGATGCCGGGTATAAATTCCTCACTGATAATATCCACGCCCCAGCCGCTACCAAAAGGGCCAAAAATTTCCGTGGCTCTCATCGTCTGATAGGTAGGGTTGATGCTGGTTACAGAGCGAATAACTTTGCCATTTTTGGTAGTGTCTTTGCGCTTGGTACGCGCGGGATCTGTGCGCTGTACTGATTTCCAGATACTTAAATTATCCTGAGACTCTTTTGGTAACTTAGAGATATCCTGATCGATCTGTGATGCACGTTGTTGGAACTCATCTGCGGTAGGAGGCGGTGATTCAGGCTCTACCTGCTCACTGGCATGGATCTCGGGGTTAATGGTCGCCATTTCATCATTAATGGCGCTATTGGCTATGTTTGGTACATGATTGGGTTGTTCTGTTGCGTCTTTTGGTGTTTTTGTATCACTTTTCGGTAATTCTGTTGTGCTGGTATTCGCCGCTGAATCGTTGGCTGCGCCAGTCAAGCCATCAACACTAAATTTGCCATCGCCAAGATTTGCTACTTTCACATCGTCGGCTTTGATTACATCAAGCTGTAAACACTGATTGATATAGGTTTTCAGCTTGGCTGGGTCTTTATAAATATCCAATTCAGCACCGCGGATCATTGCAAACAGATCATCACGGGAAACCGCTAAAATGGCAGGGATAATCCGCAAAGCCGTTGACCAGCGTCGCCAAGCCTCATCACCTTTTTCTACTTTTTCTTTAGCACCACGATAAATGGATGATGGCACTTCCCAAACCTCATAATCACCGGGGAACAGGGCGCAGGCGACTTCAAGATCGAGAGAGGCGTAATCATGCTTATAATCGCGTTCACGATGACCCGCTGGCGTAGGCGATGAATTGGCTTGTTCACTCGCTTGACTGCTAGGGTGTTCCCACTCATCTGGACGGGAGTTGATCCACTTTTCAGCAAACTTGTTAACGTCCGGCCATGATTTAAATACCGGAGTGTGGGCCTGAACATCATCAATGAGTTGTGCCAATGTAGTGATGTACATGTGCTTAACTTGTGGTAAGCGTGGCAAGCCATCAATAACTGCACGATATAACGGCTCTGATTCATCATCATTAATTAAATCGTATGCATTAGATAATAGATGGCTATCAACAATTTCAGGCTCTACGCCATATAATAAAACATATGCAATTCTTACGTTAATTGGTAAATCGAAGATGTTTTTAACATTGTCAATTTCATCAGTATTATCAACGACGATAGGTTCAAATTCTTTAGTTTCATCATTCCATTGATTATGTTCCATCCATTCAGTGCTGAATATGGCATTATCTTCAGCATCATCATGTACCGGAGGGCGAGGGGAACCCACACGATCAGCACAAACTTTAGGGGCAAAAAAATTACTACTTGATCCGGGGAATTCCCCTTCTAATAACATGGTGGATTTCATTGTTGCCATTTTTTGATTTTTGGCATCAACAGTAATCGCCATGGCTACAGCACCATTTGCCATAGCTGATTTTTTGGGTAGAAACCCACATACAAATAAGCTCATTGGTCATTCCTCGCTAATTATTTTTAATCTGATAATAACAATCGGTCAGTACTATTAATTCATCTGTGGGTAATACATGATCTAACGACGTAGAGTCACATTTTTTAATTTGCTCTAAAGCCAGAGAAATTAAATCACGTACATCTACAATGCCGGATTCTATTAGATCTGAAACAGTGCCCATTATTGCGTCTGGACTCGCTCCAACTTCGACTAATGCGGGGGATTTAGCAGCATTAGCGATGACGATAGAATCAGCCAGGATTCTAAGTGTTGTCTTTTGCATAGAGATCTCGCTATAATTTCGGCGTCCAGTGGTGGAAGCCATTGGTCATACCTCGCTAGAGTCGGTTTGGTCGCTGACTCTGCCGTCACCGGGACGTTAAGCCGGTAAGATTGCCCACCTTGTGTGGGCTTTTTTACGTCTGTTTTAATGCCGGTTACGTTTTCGGCGTCGATATATCCACTTTAATAAGCTGAGTTTTACGACCGTTTCACTGGTGTTGGCTGCAATTATTAATGTCTGGATTGAGTGGCTAAATCATCAACAACACTTGATAGCAAAGCAGCTAATAATAAGTTACGGACGTTGTTATTACCGAAGCTGAAATTGGCCTCAATGACTTCATCTTCGCCAATACCAATATAATGTTGAGCGGCGGCTTTAATTGCACAGCCCATACAGTGATAATCCCCTAAAGTTTCACCACTAGGCAAAACAATAGAAGCCAGCGGTGAATTAGCCTCTTTATTTTTAACGGCATAGCCGATTAATTCATTTTCTGCGGATAACTGAGCAACGTCATTATGAAGTGGTTTAATAGATAATTTAATTTCTTTAAATTTCATTGGTCATACCTCGTTATTGTTGATGAATAATGGCATCGACTGGGTAGCAGTTGCCGTTGAATAACCTATTTTCGAAAATGACTTTTTCACATTCTTGTTGGGTGTCATAAACTTCATAGACAATATCTCTACAAATTTCATGAGCAGGGCATACCGATACAACTAAAGTGAATAATAGTTGCTCCATAAATTTCCTGAATATTAAGGGTTAAATTATCTCGGCAGTTGCTTTCCCACCATCAGTAATTTTTAGATAAATCGATTCGCAATAAGGGCAAGTCGCCAGTGAATCCCAAACTGCGTTATCTATTCCTCTGCGTGTTTCAATTTCTTTATTGCATATTGGGCAGCGAAGAGTGATGAAATTCACCCCCTCGGCTTTAGCTTGTGCAACATATTTACTGTGGTCATCCAATAGCTTTCCCATTGTCTATCCCTTTTTATCTGCTTTCAGATTGTCAGAACTTGCTTACCTAAGCGGCTGTTGTGCCGTTGATGAGATAAACAATACTATAGCTATTATTATTTCGTCAATACCAATGTTATTAAAATATTCTACAAATACAAAAAAGCCGGTTTTGACACCGGCTTGATGAGAGTGTGTAAGGAATTGACTACTGACCTGAATTAGAGCTTTTACGCCTTAGAACGAGCAATTCCTCAAGAAGTTTATCGTAATTTTCAGTTGTAATCTCAAGTTGTTGCAGCAGTTTTATTTTTTCACTCTCAGGTAACTTATTGAAAAGTCTTATTAATTCTTTATGTTGGCTTGTTAGATGGTTCCAGCCAGGCTCTTCATGTTCAGAAGGTGGCGGAGGCCCTTTTCGGACATAGTTAAAGAGTTCGCTTAGTTCTGGCCTTATCTCTTCAGGACTGACCATTAAAAGAGAAGCGAACTTAATCACTGCATCCGTATTCAGTGGTGTGACCCCATTTAAATAATGGCTAACCGCACCTTGGGTATTGTATCCCATGATGTCTGCAGCTTTCTCTTGGGTCAAACCTAACACCCCGCGCTTATAGTTCCAGATCTCTCTGAGCCTTTCTGCAGCCTGCAGGTCTTCTTCTGACAGTTTTCTCTTCATACCCTAATCATATTATTAAAGCTGGTATTAAAAAAATAACTACGCTATTGACGTAAAAAAATAACACCGTTAATATTCAAGTGAATTGAATGGAGGACACCATGAAACTTAGTGAGTATTTGAACAGAAACAGTATTAGCCAAAAAACATTTGCTACCAGCATTAATGCCTCACAGGGATACGTAAGCCACATTGTTGTTGGCCGTCATGCACCGAGAGGGATTATGGCCATTAATATCGCAGCAGCAACTCAATGGGCGGTAACGCCTCATGAATTAAATGCAACTGACTATCCAAACCCAACAGATGGTCTCCCCCCTGAACACCAATGTACTGCACCTGCAGCATAAAGACTGATTTTTAAAAATCAGCTTTCATAAGGAGGTCGCTGTGAAATTAAAACATGATGCCATCTGCGCAGAATTGCGGAGTTGGGCAGCAGAAACCAAACAAGAAATTGTCGCGGCAGAAGTGGCACAGGCTTATTTCGATCTCGGTGGTGATGAGCTTCCACTCACGCCCATTGATGATGAACACGCCACCCACAACAACAAACAGCGCTTGTTCCGATGGGTTGATAGTGACACTGACAAGGCCAGAGCAAAAATCGCCGCACTTACTCCAGCCATTCTTCAGGCATTGCCAGGGGAGCGGCGCGCCAGATTGGAAAACCCCAATTCAGTGAATTATTTGGCGGCACAAGCATTGCGCGATTTCTCGCTGGCGATGAGTGCGGTGTTGTTGGGCTGCTCTGATATGTCACAGAAATTAATTAAAGCAACTGAGGCGATACATGCACTTATTCCGGTGACACAGCAGTTGATTGCATAACGAGGTATGACCAATGGCCAGATTTTCCAGAGAACAAGTCGAGCAACAATTACGAGATGAGCTGAAAAGGGCAGGTTATGCAGAAGCTGTAGCCAGATCAGCAGCTATTCAAGGTGGCAAACATTATACCGATACGCCGAACGCCACTTTTTCCAGCGCCTTACTTTGGGCTAAGACATATGCAAAACCTTATAAGCGGATGCGGGATAAACCGGTAGCGAAAGTCGTTAAAGCTAAAAAGCCGTGGCGGGTGCCACATGGCTAAAAAACTGACTTATCGCAATGGTTACCGTTACGGAAATATGCCAATTACATCAAATATGGCGCGGGTGATTTTACGGCAATTTACCCGTGAAGCCATGCAAGGGCAACGGAGAGCATTTAACGCTCTTTTTAATACTAGTCACGCCAAATGTAACGTTATCAGCGTTACAGAGCAGCACTGAATCGGGGTAGGTATGGCATCAAGTTGGATAAAAGTCGAAGTGATTACTCCAGATAAACCGGAGATCTTCCAACTGGCTGAAATCCTGAATGTTGACCCAGATACCGTACTCGGCAAGTTAATCCGTGTTTGGGTCTGGGCTGATCAGCAGACCATCGACGGTAACGCAGATTGTAACGCCGTTAGCGTTACCCGAATTGGCATTGACCGTATCACTTTTATGTCGGGCTTCGCTGACGCACTGCTTTCCGTTGGATGGTTAAAACATGATGGCACAAAAATGTATTTCCCACATTTTGAACGCCATAACGGAAAAGGCTCTAAAAAACGGGCAGTTACCAGTCGGCGCGTTACAGAATTCAGAGATTCGAAATCAAAAGGTAACAACAAAGGTAACGCTGGCGGCGTTACACCACCGGATCAAAAAGCGTTACCAGAGGAAGAGTTAGAGGAAGAGAAAGAACTAAAAGAAAACCCCCCTGTACCCCCCAAGGGGAAAAGGGAAGGTAAGACATTTGATCCGTTAAATATCGAACTGCCGGAATGGTTACCGACTGAGTTGTGGGAAGAGTGGGTTCAATTTCGTTGTGATTTAAAAAAACCAATTAAAACCAAACAGGGGGCAATGGGCGCAATCAATCAGCTGGCGATATTCAAGGAAAACGGCCATGCACCAGCGGTGGTCATTGCTCAAAGCATTGCCAATGAGTGGCAGGGATTGTTTGAGCCGAAAGCCAGCCAGTCCCATGCAGGGCATTTGAATATTGATTTTGAAGGCGCATTCCGGCGGCTGGTACTCAAGGGTAATGAGCCAAAAAACTCAGCCGAACGCAGGGCATTGAAACAAGCCCAAAATGCCAATTTACGGATGAAAAACGAAACGATAGCTCATAACGCCTGGCGGGGTTATCTCAAACAGGCTTACACCGAAAGTGGTGAACAGCCCTATAGCGGAGATTAAAAAGTGGAAACGATCAATATCAACCGAGCGGTCTTTTGCGATTACTGCGGCAAAGGGGCGAAGCTGGTGCGGGGACATGAAGTTTACCCTCAGCGGCAAGACTTAGCTTCACAGTTCTTTTGGTCATGTGCGCCTTGTGGGGCCTATGTGGGCTGTCACAAAAACAGTGATGCTTATCCCCTTGGCCGTCTGGCTAACGCTCAGTTACGAGCGGCGAAGCGGTTGGCACATGCCGCATTTGATCCGCTGTGGCAAGAGTTTGGCATGAAGCGACCAGAAGCATATGAATGGTTGGCCGGACAGTTAGAGATTTCAATGTCTCAATGCCATATCGGCATGTTTGATTTAGACCAATGTCGGCGGGTGCAAAAGTTAGCAACGGATTACAAGAATTCCCTGTAGTGAGCGAGGTATGACCAATGGAAATTAATAACTGTAATAATTTTATCAATGATAATCGGCCAGTGATTGACGACAAATGTGATCATTCATCCTGCATCATTGATGCCTGGGGAATGGCGGCTCGCGCCAGATGCCGAGCGCCTTACACGCCACCGGTCAAGCCGAAAAAAGTGGTAATTCCTACATCGAAAGCAACGAAATCAGAGAAGCTTAAAGCGGCCAAAAAATCTAACACATCATCAGCACTGCGGCTAAAAGCCAGTGAGCTGGTGGCAGTGATGCTGGGTAAAACATTGACCTATACCGGCATTCTTGCCGCGCTTGATAAATCCTATCCGGATCACGGCATTACGCTGCGCATGTTGCAGATGCGTATGATTGGCTTGATGAAATCGCCACATGTTGACATTACTCGTCATGAAAAACCGGTAGCGGAATTTACCTTGCACAGTGTCAGTGAGCGTTTTTATGCGGATTCGATACTCAGGGCCAAAACAAAAGGTGGGGGGGCTCAATGATCTGGCCTACGGAAGTAAATCAATGTGCCTCATCGGTTATACCGGTACATGCTTTGAGTCCCGACCACCAGCAACAGCTTTTGCTCCAAATGAATCAGATGTTTTTAAATCGAGATAATCCGCAGCATATCCAACAGACAGCCCATGCATGGGCGCGGCGTAAAGAAATCACGGTAGCGCGGCCTGATTTACAGGATGGTCTGGTGGTTGTGGGGTTCGCTGGTGGCGGTGGCAGCTGTGAGGGCATCAAGCAAGCATTAGGCTATGAGCCACACATCGCGATGAACCATAACCCTGTGGCGATGGCGATGCATGCCATCAATCACCCACGCACGTTGCATTACCCTGAGGACATTTTCAGTGTTGAGCCGGTTGTATGGCCAGAGCCAAGCCACGGCGCACCAAACTCTACTGATGTGCTTTCTGGCATGTTGCAACCTTGGCGAACGGCGGCGGAGTGTATCGACTGGAGCCAGCCAACTCGCTCTATTTTCGGTCGCAAGAAAGATTTGGCTGATAATACTTTGCGGCGCATCGTCAAAGGGTTGCAGCGCTTTGTTATTGATAACCCTGACCCGTTTATTGTGCGGTTGGGCCAAACCGGTTTCGGTGGCGACCGCCTGACTGAACCACAGATGGCCGGTATCGCTTCGTTTTGCCCCTATAACATCGGCCCGAGTAAATGTTTTACCTCCACCTTTTACCGCAAACTTAATGCTGGCGACCGCAAAGGCGCATGCGCTGAAATCAAACGCTGGGTATATGACGGTGGCAAGGATTGCCATATTCGCTCTAATAATTGCTACGGCCAGATAGAACGCCGCGCACAGGAAAGCGAACTGACCTGTTGGGGGCTGGATGAATAAGGCCATTGGAATAGCCATTGCTGTGCTGGTGGTTATTGTGTCGGCTCTGTTCTTTAACAGTTATCGACTCTCAAATGATATCCAAAAAGCGGAAAAAGCGCTGAGTGATGAGCAAGCCACAAACACAGCCCTCGGCAACATCATTGATGCATACCAAGTGAATGAAGCCGCCAACCGAGCAGCCACAACCCGTCAGCTAGAGAACGAAAGGAAACTAAGCAATGAAAGTGACGAAAGGCTCAAGCGGTTTCTGGCGGCAGCGTCAGATGATAAATGTGCTATTCAGCGCATGCCTGACGCTAGCATTAACATCCTGCGCGAGTAAGTCGGTACCACGTCCACCAGCAACCTGTCCTGTATTGCTACCGCCTGAATCCGCATTAATTGAATGCGAAGTGCCGGAGTTCGTCGGTACTACTTGGGGTGATAGCGGGCTTTATGCGTTGGCTTTGAAACGTGAGTTGCGGATTTGTAAGGGGCGGCTCGATGAGGTTATTGGGTGGAAAGGAAATATAATTATAAAAAAACATTATGACTAGTTGGAAGAATCTACAAGTAAAGTTAATAAAAAATTTAAGTGATTAATTCATTAATATGCATAAAATGATGGGTAATTAGCTTTTGGGATGGTGTAAGTCTGAACTAACATACATTATGGTATTTTTATGGGGAAATCATGACAACTAGTGAATGGATAGCCTTGGCTGGTACGGTTGGAACTTGGGGCGCTGCTGCAGCTACTTTATTTGCTGCTTTGATGGCGATGAGAGCATTAAATGCATGGAAAAATCAGGAAACCTATAGTTTAGTAAAATCATATAAAACAGCAGTTATAAGATATAGAAATACCCTTAAAAATATGCCACTTCAGTTTGAAGGACATGTAATTCATGATGAAAAATTCATCAAATTTGAATTGGCTTTTGATCATGTTTATGAATGTTTCGCATTAATTAATGAAGGTGATTTGAAAGTTGAAATTCAAAATAAATTTCTACCTTTTTACGAAACACATCTAAATTATATAAAAAGATCAAAATCAAGAGATGATGTATTCCTTTCAATAAAAGATATATTAATTATGAATGTTGATTAATGGAGTTTAATCTTTGCAGTGTAATGTTAATAACAATGACATGAGCAAAGCGATTCAGTGTTTGCCATAACTTGTTTATATATAAATGTCATCACATAACGGCTTTACGAGGCTGTTATGTAATGCGCAAGCAAAGCCATCAGTAACACCTTCCGCTCACCCTGAGCATGGTTGCTGGTGGTTTTTTTATTTAGGAAGGTGGGCGACCGCGAGTAGTTGGAGCTACTAACGGCCATTCATACCCACAGGTAAGGTCATGAGTACGAACCAAGGCCCACTTGCTCTCGAGAGCAGGGTCATAATAGTTGGAACATGCAAAATGACCATAGTAAAAAATCAGAATAAATTAGAGGTAGCCTATAAATTACTCAATTCGTTGATTGTTTACGCAAAAAATGCCAGGACACACTCAGCGGAGCAAGTAGATGAAGTTGCGGCGAGTATTAAACAGTTCGGTTGGACAAATCCAATTCTTATTGATGAACGGGGTGAGGTAATTGCGGGTCATGGTCGTTTATTGGCAGCGGAACAGTTGGGTATGGAACAAGTTCCTACCATCACACTATCTGGGTTAACGGAGTCTGAGAAAAAAGCCTATCGTCTTGCTGACAATAAATTACCACTGAATGCTGGATGGGATCAGGATCTCTTAACTTTGGAATTAAGTGATTTATTGGCAGAAAATTTTGACCTTGGTCTAACCGGATTTTCGTCTGATGAAATCGATCAAATGTTGAATGTCGATTTTCTGCCTGGTAACGAAGATGATCAGGGAAAGCTCGATCACCTGGACGCCAAACTCTGCCCACACTGTGGGGGTGTTTTATGACAACACTCACGGTGGATTGGGCGACTCATCAGGCTGCCAGCTTTGCCTGCCTTAACTGGCATTATGCCAAAGCGGTACCAGTGGGAAAATTGGTAAAAGTGGGCGCGTGGGAAGATGGGAAATTTATTGGTGTCGTTATTTTTAGCCGCGGCGCTAATAACCATATTGGGCAGCCTTATAGTTTGCAGCAGGATCAAGTTTGCGAACTGACCCGCGTAGCGTTACGCCAGCATATATCCCCGGTTAGCCAGATATTGGCTAAAGCGATTAAATTTCTCGCCGATGTTTGCCCCGGTCTGCGACTAATCGTCTCCTATGCAGATAAAGACCAAAATCATCATGGCGGGATTTATCAGGCCACCAATTGGATATATGAGGGGCTATTTGGGGCCGGAACGGTGGGTGCATTCATTATCAAGGGTAAGAAAACCCACCCGCGCAGTGTTTCTGGCAAGGGGGTAAAACAAAATCTTGAATCAATTCGCCAGCATTTAGATCCCAACGCCCAAGAGTTTAAAACGTCAGGAAAACATAAATACCTGATGCCCCTCGACAAGAAAATGAAAAAAATCCTGATTTCACGTCATAAACCCTATCCAAAGAGGGCCTGACGATGGATAAGCCGACGCTAGATAAGGTGGAGGCATTGGCAGGGCGTGGATTAACGGAACAGCAGATAGCCGACACATTGGAAATCGACATTGATAATTTAAGGAAAGATAAATCAGCAATCTCGCTTTATCGGCTGGCAGTGCGCCGGGGAAAAGCTAAAGGGATAGCGGATATATCCAATTCTCTGTTTATCAAAGCCAAGAAAGGCGACACGCGAGCCATGATTTTCTTGCTGGAGCATTTAAAACCCAAATGTGAGTAAAAAATGAAAAAGCCGGATTGGGAGGCGATAAAGCGCGAATACTGTGCCGGACAACTTTCAATTCGCGCATTAGCTGAAAAGTACGGTGTCAGTGATACTGCAATACGGAAGAGGGCTAAAGCTGATGAATGGCCTAAGCCCGAAAAGGTTCGCAAAACAGGTTCACATAATTCCGGTGCGAACCTGCGAACCAAAGATAAAAAATCAATTTCTCCGATTGAAAACCAAATCGATTCAAATTGCTCACCAATTGAAAATCAAATTGAAGAAAGCTGCTCTATCGCCAGTAGATACGGGCTTAACGATATGCAGGCAAAATTCGTCAGTGAGTATTTAATTGATTTGGATAAGACGGCTGCTTATAAACGGGCAGGATATAAATGCGAGGGATTAACCGGTGCTGCCGCTGCCCGTCGGTTGTATCGCCATGTATCGGTAAACAAAGCCATACGCGATGCGATGGAAGCCAGAGAAAAACGGACGCATATCACGCAGGATGCTGTTTTAAATTGGTGGTGGGATATTGCCACGGCCAACGCCAACGAAATTTCAGAATTTCGCCGTTTATGTTGTCGTCACTGCTGGGGGATTGAAAATAAATACCAGTGGATTAATGAGCAGGAATATCAGGAAGAGTCAGAGAAAAGAACCAATAACGGTAAACCTGCGCCATTGGATGATGGTGGTTACGGTTTTGACAGTACGCTCGATCCCAATCCAGATTGCCCACGTTGCAATGGTGAGGGGCAAGGTAGGGCGCATTTTCATGATTCGCGAGATTTATCGATTTCGGCCCGCCGCCTTTATGCCGGTGTTAAACAAGGCAAGTTTGGTTTAGAAGTCATTACTCGTAATCAGGACGACGCGCTAAAAATGGTCGGGCAGCATTTGGGTATGCTGAAAAATAAGACCGAAATCAGCGGCCCTGATGGTGGTGCCATTAGCCAGGTGAGTTACACGCCAGAAGATTATGCGAAAGCACAGCAGATGCTAGAGAGTAAATTGCCGGGGTTGGATTGAATACTGACAATCAGACGCGCTTGCCAGCTTCACTGTAGGCTTCTTCACGATCCCGTTTACCCACGGCAACCACAAAAACCGTGATTTTTTCGTCTTGCACCTGATAAATCAGGCGGTATCCGGCGCTGCGTAGTTTTATTTTGTAGCAATCAGGTAAGTCGCGCAGTTTATTGGCTTCAACGCGTGGATTTTTAATCACTTCGAGCAGCTTTTTCTTAAATTGCTGACGTACGGTATCGCCGAGCTTATGCCATTCCTTCAGCGCCCGGCGATCAAAATCAAGATTATAAGTCATCCAGTGACACCCTGACCGGTTGTGGATTGGCTAAACGTTCTCTGACTACGGCGACCAGTGCTTGATCTTCATCGGTCAGCAACACGGATTTAAAGGGCAGTTTGCCACTTTGTGCCACATATTCCAGTGTCTGGCGCAGCAAATCAGAGGGGGTGACCCCCAGTTTTTCCAGTACCGCATAAGAACGATCTTTTAAGTCATCATCAATGCGAATATTAATGTTACCCATATTTGAACCTCACTTACGTAATGACATCTGTAATCACAAATGTCATTTTGTCCCTATCGGGCAAAAAGTGCAAGGGGAATAATGGCGATAAATCACCCAAACATGGCGCGATAGCAGGATCACCACATGAGCGATATTCTCGAATGGGAAAATCTGGATTTCCCGTCGCGTGTCGCCCTGAAATCCCGATCGGAAAAATCATTTCTTAATTTCACTCGCATTTGGTTTGAGCTGTTGCAGAGCGATCGATTACTGGTGAACTGGCATCATAAAATGATGGCCGCAAAGCTGGATGATTTGGTCAATAACCGGCTGCAACCGCGCAACCTGATTGTGAACGTGCCGCCAGGTGGGACTAAAACTGAGTTTATTTCGGTTCATTTGCCAGCCTACATCAATATGTTGGTGCAGACTGGCCAGTTACGGCGCTTTCGTAACCTCAATGTGTCGTTTGCTGACACACTGGTAAAACGCAATAGCCGCCGCACCCGCGATATTATCGCCAGCCCTGAGTATCAATCACTGTGGCCTTGCCGCTTTGGTATTAATCAGGCGGAAGAGTGGGAAATCGTTAATAGCCGGGGCCGGATGGTGGGGCAGACGGTTTCACGCTCCAGCGGCGGGCAATTAACCGGTGGTCGTGCGGGTTTCCCCGGCCCTGATTTTTCCGGCTTTGTCGGGCTGGATGATTACAACAAACCCGAAGATATGTTTTCGGCCACCAAACGGGCCAGTGCTAACCGTATTTTGGTGAACACCATCCGCTCACGACGCGGTGATAAGAGCAAAGAGCACCCGACACCGTTCGTTTCTATCCAGCAGCGGTTACATACCGATGACGCCACCGGATTTATGCTCTCCGGCAAGATGGGGGTGGATTTTCACCACATCACCATTCCGGCGTTGGTCAGTGAAGAATTCATCGATGCGTTACCGGAGCCGTGGCGCTCACAATGCTGGTTCTCGGTAAAAAATAGTGAAAGTGTGATGGTCGGTGGGGTGCGTTATTGGTCTTACTGGCCGGTAAACGAATATGTCGGTGATTTGCTGCGGCTGTGGGAAAGCGACGAATACACTTTCATGTCGCAATATATGCAGCGCCCACGGGCATTGACTGGCGGGTTAATTGATACCGACTGGTTTAAACGCTACACCCATTTACCCCCGCTGACTCACCGCGCCGTTTATGTTGATACCAACTCCGGCAAAATCGAAGATTACAACGATTACACCGTTTTTACCCTGGTGGGGATGGGGGTTGATGGCAATCTCTACATTATTGACAGTGTGCGTGGCCGCTGGGACCCGGAGGACTTACTGACCACCGCCCAAGACTTATGGGAGAAATGGCGGCCTTATAACCCGAAACGCCCCGCGCCATTACGCCATATGGGGATTGAGGATAAGCAAGCTGGGCAAGGTCTGATTACCACACTAGTCAAACGTAAAAGTATTCCCATTTTAACTATTCCCCGCGGTTCGGGCCAAAATAAGCTGATCCGCTGTCTGAATACCATTCCGCAGATGAAAACCGGTTGTGTCTATCTTCCGGCACTGATGACTGACGACGGTCAAAAAATCCCGCAGGTGTATTACTGGGATGGCGCGGTGGCTGCCTCGACTGATTGGGTGATGCCTGCACTGACGGAATGTGCTGATTTCTCAGCGGATGACAGCCATAAAAACGACGACATCCTCGATACAATCATGGATTCGATAGAGATCGAATTAATTGCTGGTGGCAGCATCAGTTATGACAAGTGGGTTTAACGATGAGTGAAAAACTGGATTTTGGCGGTAAACCCCGCATTCGCCTGACTGCTGATGGTTTGTCGAATGTGATGACTGGCATGGGTACCGATCGTGACCGGCGCATGTATAGCCGCTTTATGTATGGCGCGATGCAAGATTTTGCTGAGCTAGAGGCCGCTTATACCGAAAACTGGATCGCCCGTTCGATTATTGATATTCCGGTTGATGACGCCACCCGCGAATGGCGCTCATTTCCATCAGATGATGCCACCGCGCTACGTAATGCTGAAAACCAGTTTAATATTCAGGGGGTCACCCAAGAGTCCTTTAAATGGGCCGGATTGTATGGCGGGGCTGGGGTATTGATGCTGACCGACCAAGACCTGTCTCATGAATTGGAATTAAAGAATATCAAGAAAGGCTCACTTAAGCGTTTGTTGGTGTTGGATCGCATGTTGATCAATGGGCAGCAATACAACGTTTCTAACCCTCTGGCTGAGAACTTTATGCAGCCGGAATATTACCTGGTGAACGGCGGTCAGCAGAAAATCCATTTCAGCCATTTTGTGCGCGCACCGGGTGCGGCCTTGCCGATGCGGTTACGCATGATTAACGGTGGTTGGGATGATAGCCGTTTGAGGCGCTGTCTTGAGGATGTGAAAGATGCCGTCGCCGCCAAAGGGGGGATTTCTTCGCTAATTCTGGAAGCCAATATCGACATCATCAGCAAAGAAAATTTAGCCACTGACTTAGCATCTGGCGATATGGATGAAGCGATAGCCAAACGCTACAACACTTTTGGCATGATGAAATCGCTATTTCGGCTGGCGCTGCTGGATTCCAAAGAGAACTTTGATCGCAAGCAAATCTCATTCGGCGGCTTGGGAGAAGTGTTGGCGGTACTAATGGAGTGGACGGCTGGTGCGTCCGGTATTCCGATGACACGTATTTTCGGCGTACAGGCCAAAGGCATGGGGGATTCCGGGCAAGGCGACCAGAACAATTATTTCAGCACCATCAAGGGGGATCAGGAAGCGAAATACCGCCCATTTTTGAAAAAGCTGGATGAGGTGCTGGTGCGTTCGACGCTGGGTACCATGCCCGATGGGTTGGATTTTACCTTTGCGCCACTGTCGCAACCGACCGATAGCGAGATTTCTGCCCAACGACTGGCAGATGCACAGGCCGATGATATTCGCCTTCAGCAAAAAGTAGTATTGCCGTCGCAGGTGGCCCGTAAGCTGATGGAGCAAGGGGTTTATGGTATTCAAGAAGATGACATCACCCGACTTGAAGATGACGAATCAGCCGAACGGCAAGGTGATTATCAATTCCGGCTTGGCAACACTCCAGGCGATGATAAAAAACCAGCCGACGCGCCGGAGGGCACAACTCAGGCCAGTTAAACAGACAGATGAAACCGAACGTTATTATCGTGCTCAGTTACGTGAAATGGTTCGGTTGATGGCCCAGTCGATTGATGAAGTATTAACACCGGTTCTGCGTCGTAATTACACCGCTGACAGCTATCTGGTCGATATCATCAAAGAGTCAATCAGACAGGCCGCCGACAAATTTAATAGCTCGGTGATGGGCCGTCAGGCTGACCGATTAGTCCAACGCGTGGTGAGTCGTGCAGAATCTGAAAGCTCTGCGGCATTTGTTGAGCAAATTAATCGCGCTATCGGTATTGATATGACCTCATTAATGGTCAATGAGTCATTAGTGGATTATTTCGATGCCTCGGTCGAAAGTAATGTCGCATTGATAAAATCACTGTCCTCAGATTATTTCGATGATATTCAGCGCGAAGTGATGGACAGCATCATGCGCGGTGACTCGCTCACGACGATGGTCAGAAATATCCAGCAAGTGACCGGAGCCAGCTATCAGCGTGCGCATCTTATTTCCCGTGACCAAACTGCCAAAATCCGCAGTGATATTACTCACACTCGGCAGGTCGGCGCGGGAATTAACCGTTTCCGCTGGTCTACCTCGCAAGATGTACGTGTCTCCGGTAATCCCGCCGGTAAATACCCACGGGCCAAAATCAAATGCTTTGAAATTTCCCGCAGCAATGTTGGTTATGGCGCGGGTATTTATCTTTGGTCGCAGGGTGCAGCTTATCACGGCGAAAGCGGATTATTCCCCGGCAGAGCCCATATCGGTTGCCGCTGTCATGCCATTCCCCAAATAAAGGGGCTTGATTACTAACAGGATATATTATGCGGATCACCGTTCGTGACCGCGTGTCCTTTCCGATTAACTCCCAACGAGAACTTACCCCTGAGGGCTATCTAAAAGTCCCCGGGCGGGTTGCTCGCGTCGGTGTGCAGCAATATCTCGCCTCTGAATTGGGATTAAAAGACAGGCCACCCGGTCAAATCGTCAATGTGTACCGGCCACCGGCGGAGGTATTTGATCCGCTCAGTCTGGCCAGTTATGACAATAAAGACGTCACCATTGATCACCCTGATGATTTGGTGAATGCCCAAACCTTTAAGCAAGTCACCGCAGGCCATGCTATTTCGCCAGGGCGACAGGATAGCGATGACCCTGATTATGTGGTGGTCGATCTGCTGATTAAAGATCAGTACGCCATTGATGCCATCAACCAAAATAAAGAGGAATTATCCGCCGGTTACACCTCTGAATACCGTTATGCCCCCGGTATCGCACCCTGTGGTACTGCCTACGAATTTATTCAATGCACCATCACCATCAACCATATCGCACTGTGTGATCAGGCCAGAGCCGGACACCTGGCGCGGTTATATACCAGTTCCAATGTGGGTGTTGAGGCGGCTCCGGCGACCTTGGCCGATTTGGTGGCTGCTATCCCTACCAAGGGCACCCAACCGATCATTGATTTCTTTGGTGCCGCTTATAACCAGGTGTACCTGAAGAATACCGTCACGGTTCACCGCCCTAATGGTTTCGTTCTGCCCTCGGAACAACATCAATTATTGATGCGCACCCTGTTATCAGCCCATAACGCTTCAAATGTCACCTTGCTGGAATTCCTGCGCACCAACTTCAAAGATATGGATTTTGATGATGATGTCTTGCTGGCCGGAGCCGGGGCAGCGAAGAAAGATCGTCTAGTGGTGTACAAAAAAGATATGCGAGTAGTGAAAGGCCACGATGTGATGCCGCTGCGCTTCCTCGCACCAGCTACACCAGACAACGTTAATTTCAAAGTGCCAGCCGTTTTACGTACCGGTGGCACGGAATGGCGTATTCCTAAAGCCGCTCACTATGTCGATGGGGTTTAATCATGTTTGAACTCACTAACTTGCACACATCACCGCTGACGGTGACCGATGAGGAAACCGGCCAGCGCATCACTATTGCTGTTGGACATTCAGCGGCGGTGAATGGCAACTTTACTCGCCACTTATTTACTCAGGCAGACATGATGCGCGCCGAACAATTCGATGCTCCACTTAATGAGCATGCAGATGATAGTGGGCTGGATATCACTGCGGTACGTGATGAATATGAAGCCTTATTTGGTAAAAAAGCACCCTCGGCGGCTAAAGCGTTAACCTTGCAAAAGGCGATTGATAGCAAAAAAGCCGAGCTGGCGCAGAATGATGTCACGGAGCCAGAAACCCCAGCGGATGAAACCGATAACATTGATAACCCGTCCACGTGACGGGTTTTTACTTTAGGGGGAGATGTGGATATTACTGCACAAATTGTGGCTGACTTTCGCGAGTATTACCCGGAGTTCAGCGATACCACCTTATGGGCTGAACGCGAAGTGATACAGGCATTGGAGGAGGGCGATTCGGAAACCGGCCAACGTTGGCTGAAATATCATGCCCGCCCGGCATCAATCAAAAAACGTGGCCTGTTTGCCTTTGCTGCCCACCGGTTGGTGATGCGTAAAAGGGCTATCAGTGGTGATGTTGGGGCGGCTTATGCCATCTCATCAAAATCGGTCGGTGATGAATCCACCTCTTTTGCGGTTCCGGCGGTGACTGCTGACGATCTCAATATCAATGGTGATTTACCACTGACCACCTACGGGGTGGAGTTCCTACGCTTGCGCCGCCGAGCCGGTACCGGGGCCATGATGGTATGAAACTTCGGGCCGAAGTACGGGGCGGGACAAAACTGGCGCAGAAATTGCGCCAGATCCATCAACGGGTCACTGCCAAACGTCGGGTGCTGGTGGGGCTGCCCGAGGGGGCTGGGGTGTATGAAGATGGTGCACCTATCGTGGTAATTGGGGCAGTACAGGAATTTGGCTCTGCGGATGGGCGTATTCCTGAGCGCTCATTTCTGCGCGTTCCGTTGCGACAAAATCAGGACAACATCAAAAAAGCCTTTCGTGTGCTGACGGCACAGGTCACTCGCGGCGAAATCACGGCATTTCAAATGCTGGATCAGATTGGTCTGCGTGCGGTGGGTTATTGCCAGGAGGCGATAGAAGCCGGTATTCAACCAGGCAATGCGGATGCCACAATTGCCGCTAAAGGTTCCGCAACCCCGCTGGTTAACCACGGTACGCTAAAAGGCGCAATCACTCACGTCGTGGAGGATTAATCATGTTCGGTAATGGTCTGGATATGCACGGGCATATTGATACCACCTTTAATTCGCCTATTGAAGGCGGTATTCGGTTGATTCGACCGACTGCCGGTGACTATAGCGGCCGCGGTGGTATTTGGCAGCAAGGAGAACCGCAGGTTACCGAATTGCAGAAGGTGAATGTGCAGTCAGCAAAATGGAAAGATATTCAAATGCTGATCGGCATGGGCGGCACGGCTAACCCGCAGGATCTGCGAGTGGTACACATCAACGATGGTGTGCATTATCTTTGGCCCGATGATGAGGGGAAATTTAGCGATTTACTGGAATTCAGCGACGGGCTGGCAATGCGGCAATGGCGGGTGGTGGCTTGCGATAACCGGCCTTGGCGTAGCTTTTGCCGTGCATTGGTTGAACGTTATCGAGGTGCGGGCTGATGGAAACCATTGAAGAGATGTATCCGGTATTTCAGCAACTCATTTCACTCGCCGCTGCAGTCCCCCTCGAACGTGTTGTATTAGCCGATCAAGGCCGTAACCCACCAATCGGTAATAGCTTATATGCCACTTATAACCCGGTGCCGATTCGGGCCTATGGGCAAACGCGGCGCAAGCGCGAATTTATCCCGGCCATTGCTGAAACTGATCCGGCGCTAGGGGAGGAGTGGCAAGACTTGCAAGAAACAGCCTGTACATCAATGGAGTTTTTGCTGTCGGTGAATTTGCTCAATAGCGGGACGGCAACCGCCGCTATGCATTTAGCTAACGCCAATTTCGTGACGCCAGTCAGTGACTATCTGTTCCGCCATAAAATCGCCTGGCGTTTCTCCAGCAATTTCCGAAATCTCACCGGATTGTTACAAGCAGGACTACAGCCGCGCTATCAGGCTGACATCCATCTATTCATCGAAAAAACCGCATCCTACGCGCTATTACGTGCCGCAGGGTTTGACATTCAAATTAGAGAAAGAGACTGCTCTTATGGCTTATCCGGTTGATAATATTATCCCCGTCAATCTTATTCTGACGGCGGCAGGGTTGGGCTACGGTGATTTTTCCAGTGCACTCACTTTTGCTGATCCGTCAGATTTAGTTGATGGGGGCGAGTTTGCTGCAGATTCATTCCGTGACTATGCATCATTGCCAGAACTTGGCGCTGATTTCCAAACTGACAGTTCGATTTATTACATTGCCACCCGCTACTTTGCGCAAATTCCCAAGCCGCCACAAATTACCGTCTGGATGAAAAACGAAGAAAATTCACTGCTGGAAATTGTGAATAGTGCCACTGACCGAATTTGGCGTTATCACTACTTCTTTAAAGCCAGCGATTTAACCAGCAATGACATTATTCTCCAGTTGGCCGATTGGTCTGATGCCAATAGCCATCCGGTATGGTGGACATTTAGCGATAACGGCATTGCTGACCAGAACAAGGTGGATGATGTGGTGTCATTGTTGAAAAGCAAAGGTAACCGCCATGTGTTTGCAGGCTATAAAACCGCTGAATCCGTCACTACTGACCCGACCCAAGCTTATTCAATGGTGCAATTGGCGGCGGCGTTCCATAAATTCAGGCCAACAGGGTTAAACACCGCCATTACCGGCGAGTATCAGGTGTTACCCGGTGTGATAGGCGATGATATGGCGACCAGTGCTTACAATGCCTTAAAAGCCAAGAACGCGGTGTTTTTCACCAAAATTGAACTGGCTGGGCAAATTGATAACAGCCGGGTGATCAACAGTAAATCGATGTCGTCCTATGGCGAGTTTATTGATGATGTGGTCAATCTGGATGTGTTGAAAAACCATATTCAGGTGGATGGCTACAACTACATTGCTAATGTCGGCACCAAACGTGCACTGACACCACGCGACTATGACGGGTTGTTGTCTACGGTTGCCGCCACCTGCAAACGCTTTTTCAATAATGGGGTGCTCGGTACTGGCTCTTATGTTGATCCCGATGATGGCGTGACGAAAGTGGCTGATTTTGGCTTTGTTATTCGTTCGCGACCAGAAGATGTGCTTGACCTGACCTCAGACCAACGCAAAAAGCGCGTTTACCCGTTAACCACCTTGTTAGTGATTTTGGGCCGTGCCGGTCATATCGCTGAAATCAATGCCACCGTGGAGTAATCCCTTATGACCATGCACAGATACGGCGCTGATGGTTCTAACCTCACTGTTTTTGGTATTCCTATTGATGATTTTGGTGATACCGACCCACCGATCACCATTGAAGATTTAGAACCCCGCGCCGCGCTGAAACGCGGTATCGGCGGCACTTCAGTACGGCTGGACAATAAAACCCGCGCCAAACGGTTGACCATCAACCTGATCCCCGGCTCGGTGCAGGCCCGCCAGTTATTGGCGGTGGAAAAATCCGGTATTGATGCCACCTTTACCTTTTCACAGACCGGCACCGATGAACGTTTTGCCGGGTTCGACGGCATCATGACTAACCGTGGCTCAGCCACCCGCGCCGGGAAAAGCGGTGTATCGGATGAACAATTTATTTTTGAATTTGCTGACTCAGAGGAAACCTAATTATGGGGCGTCAAATTGAAGTCGTGATCGGTGACACCCTTTTTCGCGGGGCAACATCGCCGGCCAGAGATCAGGTCGAAATGCTGCAAATCTCGGCAAAGTCTGGTTTGTTACCGGCGATCAATCCCAATGTCACCGCGATGGGTATGGCAGCTAGTTTGGCCTCTGTCGATACGATGAGCTTAAACCGCTTGAAAGAGCTGTGTTTTAACAGTGGTAACATCGTTCGCCAATCCGATAACATCCCGGTGGGCGAAAACCTGTTCCAAGATGAGGCCCATAATTACCTGGTATTGCTGGGGCAGGTACTGAGGGAAAATATCGGCCCTTTTTGGCAACTCAGCGGCGAGGGAAAAAGCGCGGAAAACAATCCGCAGCACCCTCCCGCGTAGACTGGTTTTTATGGCGACCTTGCACCGGTGCCGGGCAACACTGCCCGCCACTGGCAAGATGGTCTGATATGCTGGATGGCACTTACACCATTGATGATGTGCAACTGATGCATGATGTGCTGGATGAGATTGCGGCGGTGGTGGAAAGGGGAAAAGCATAAACAATCAACGCTATGAGGGTTTAGCTTAATAGTAACCGATGAACTATTAGATATATTTTGATACAATTCTTGTATCTTTTTATTTGATGGAATGGATCCGATGATTTGGGGATTGGTTGCTGTCTGTGCCGTTTTATCCATTGTTGTATTGATACTTTTATACGTTAGAAATAAGGAAAAAAAGCAATATGGAGCAAATATCGAAAGATATAGCAAAATAGTTGATATAGAAAAAGAGGCTGAGAGATTACGAAAAGAACTTGATAGTGAAGAAAAAGAACGCAGAAAAACTCTAGAGCTAGAAGAAAAAACCGCGAAAGAATCTATCGATAATGAAGTAAAAGAAAAACTAAATGAAATCGAAAGAAAGGAAAACGAATCAGAGCGGCAGCTTTCTGAACAACGGCGCGAACTTATTTTGTTAAAAGAAGAGTATAGAGAAAAAAGAGCACGGCTTTTAGAGTTAACAGAAAAACTTTCTCAGGTTAGTGATGATGCTGATATGGTTGAGTTTGGCATTTATAAACCTCGTTTCGATTACCATGACTCGGTAGCCTTCCAAGAAGCAATAACACGCAATAAAGAGCGCCAAAAGGCACTTATACGTCAAGATGCAGCTTGTGACTCTGATACTAATTGGACGGTGAATGGAAGTAAGGCTGAAGGCGGAAAAATGATTAAACGCTATGTCAAATTGCTGACAAGAGCGTTTAACAGCGAATGTGATGCAGCTATAGCTAAGGTAAAATCTGGAAATATTGCTCAGTTACATAAGAGAATTGAAACTGCTTTCGATGCGTTGAATAAGTTCGGTCATTCTATGAATATCAGTATAACTCGCAACTATCTTAATCTTCGACTGGAAGAGCTTACTCTATGTCATGAGAAAGAGCTTAAGCTACAAAAAGAAAGGGAGATTTTGAGGGAGGATCGAGAGCTTCAACGAGAGGAAGAAAAGGCCCAGCGTGAATATGACAAAGCGATAAAAGAAGAATTGAAAGCCGAACGGGACTTCGAAAAAGCAATGGAACGGGCGCGTAAAGAGTTAGATAAAGCCAACCAAGAGCAGAAAGAACAGATTGAAGCTAGAATTTCTGAACTAGAGTCTCAACTCGAAGAGGCTCGTGCTTTGTCTGAACGAGCTAAATCACAGGCACAATTAACTAGAAGTGGGCACGTATATGTAATTTCAAATATTGGAGCTTTTGGGGAGGATATTTATAAAATCGGCTTAACTCGCAGATTAGAACCAGAAGATCGTGTAAATGAACTTGGTTCGGCTTCTGTTCCATTTAAATATGACATACACGCACTAATTTACTCTGTTGATGCCCCTTCTCTCGAGACCAGTCTTCACCAACAGTTTTCGAAACGGCGTATTAACTTGGTTAATAATCGAAAAGAGTTCTTCCGCGTTCCGTTATCTGATATTGAAAGTAAAGTTCGCGAACTCGGTTATGATGCATCATTTGATGAGTTTGCTAGGGCTCCAGAGTACAGGGAATCTCAAGCTATTATTGCGGCTAGAGCTAACGAAAAGATAAAATCAGAGACTGTTACGTCTAGAGTCGAAGAAGAATTTCCTGAGATGATCTAATGTGATTTTATAGGGGCAATAACCCAATAAGTAAAATGATAAAATATAACTAATAGTTACCTTTGAGCCATATCAAACCCGCCATCGCGCGGGTTTTTTTATACCTAAAATATGAGGTTTCCATGTCAGAGACAATTGATTCTCTATTGGTTTCCCTTGGCCTGGAAACAGATGCAAAGAGCTTTCAAACCGCCAATGATGCCGTTAAAGGGATTAAAGACGGCATATTGCAATTGGCCGCCGCAGCCGGTACCGGTGTTGGCTTAAAAGCCCTGACTGCTGATTTATCTGCTTCAGTATTAGAAATGGATCGGTTGAGTAAAATCACCAACTTTACCGTTAAACAGATCGATGGTCTGCGCTATGCGATGCGCAGTCTTGGCCTTAGCCCGGATGCGGCTAATCAGATTGTGCAGAAAACCCCTGACCTGCAACAGCGTGCCAGACAAGGGGAGTTAGGCGATAAAGCTTATTGGAATGGGGCATTTAACCCGACGGAATTTGCTAATAAAACCGGCATGGACTCGCTCAAGTATCTTATTGATGCTTACGGAAAAATGGATAATGACCAGCGACGAAATCTGCGTAGTGGGATTGGCAGCGGTGATAATGATCCTTTTACCCGCTTATTGGAAGGCGGCAGCAAGGGGCTTAATGCCTCACTGAAAAATTTTGAAGAGTTATATAAACCGCTCGATCCCAAGCTTATTGACTCAGCCAACGAGTTTAATAAAGAAATGGCGGATCTGGCGACTAATTTTGACAATCTGGCCCGTTCAATGGGTGGTGACTTACTGCCAATCATCAATGCGTTATTAGAAAGTATTAATCAGTTTATTAAAGAAAATCCCGAAGTCTCAAAAGCGATTCTGACTGCTGCCGGTCTGGCCGGTACTGCTGGCGCATTAAAATTTGTTGGTGGCATGTTGCCCGGCGGCAGCAAACCACCTGCAGGTGCTGGTGGGCGCGGCTGGTTGTCACGCTTGCTGGTCAATCCGGTCACCATCGGCGCGGCGGCGGCATTAACGCCCGGTAATATTTTTACCAGCGCCGACGATGCCAAAGCCATGAGTAATCCTGAAGCGATAGGGCGCCAGAACTGGGCTAAAAATAATCCCGGAGTGCCTTACACCAGTGACCTTAATAATCTGGTTGATGATCCCAACGTTCGCCAGTATCTGGATGTGTTATCCAAAGCGGAGGGAACCGCCAGTTATGCCAATTCTGGCTATAACACGATATTTGGCGGCGACCAATTCTATGACAGTAGCGACCACCCACGACAATTAAAAGAGTTCACACAAACCGACGGCACTATTAATAAAACCTCGGCTGCTGGGCGTTACCAGTTCACCAGCCGTTCTTGGGATGATGCCGTCAAAGCGCTTAATCTGACTGACTTTTCCCCACGCAGTCAGGATCTTGCCGCGCTGTTTCTTATTCAACGTGCCGGTCAGTTAGAAAATGTTGCGAGTGGTAATTTTGCTGATGCTACTGGTGGGTTGGGCGGAGTGTGGGCTTCGTTGCCCTCATCAAATTATGCGCAACCGAAACGCTCATGGGAAGAGATTCAGGGCTACAGTGACCGCCAGACGACCCCCACACAATCAGTTACGGCGTCCACATCTCGTGGTGATGTCAGATTGGAACAACACAATATTATCCATGTTGGGACGGTGGGCGGTGATAGTGAATCCATCCGCGACGGGGTGTTACAGGCCACCATGCAACTTGCCCAGCAAGCACGTGACATGATGCATACGGAGCACTACTGATGGCTATTACCGGATTATTTACCCGTAACCGACCAAAGATAGGCAACCTCTATTTTGATGCATTACTGGAAGAGTCTAGCGAGTTGCGCACCGATGTGAGTGAGTTCCCGTTGGAAGATGCCAATACTGCCCACGATAACGCCGTGACGCGAGCGTTGGCCCTAACCATGATCATTGGTGTGTCTGATAACTGGTTTCGTGAACTGCTGGCCCAGCAAGATAGCAGTATTGCTGGGTTACTGGGGGCGGGGGCCAGTATTACTACCGGTATGGCAGCCAGTTTACTTTCTGGCAGAGCGGCGGCATTGGCTGGGGTTGCTGCATCGGTCGGCACCAGTATTTACTCCGGCACATTGGGCTCACAATCACGCTCAACCCGCTCACAAAATTTACTTGAGCAATTACGTGAATTACAACGCTCACATACACCGTTCGAATTAGTGGCCAGTCGGGGAGCCGCGTATAAAAATTGCCTGATCACCAACACTCGTACCCAATTGAAAAAAGAGAATGAGGGTGGGCTGGAGATTGTGGTTGAACTGTTGCAGCTCAATATTATTTACGACACGGTCACTGAAACCAATGACAATTTGCCCTATGGCGATAGTGCTGCCACTCAGGGGCAGCGCGAATATTCATTTGGTGAAGTTTTCGTCGAGGCCACGTAATGAAAGTTATCCCATTGAACAATGGGTACGCCGTGCAGCGTTTCCGGGTGCAATTAAACAATCACTATCTGGTATTTCGTTTGCACTGGCTCACCCGCTTTAATTATTTTTGCGTCGATATTTATGAGCAGGGTGAACCGGTAGTTTTGGGGCGTGCTTTGCATGTCGGCGTTAATTTATTGGCTGGACTGAATACCGATATTGGCCCGCTGATATTAGCCGGGGAGACACCGACTATCGCCAATCTTGGCATTAATAATCGCCTGACATGGTACCCCGATAATGAGTAGCTATTTTGGCCGTAATTACTTACTGACCATTACCCCGGTGAGTGGTGATGAACTTACCTATCAGCCGCCATTAGAGATCCGCTTTGCTGTCGATAATACCCCGCAGAATGTCGATGCTACTGCCAGAATCACCCTATACGGTATTTCAGCGCGTACCCGTGCTTTGATCCAGCGCTACGACGATAAAGAGAAATGTTATGGCAATTTGGTATTAAAGGCTGGCTATGGCGATAACATCGGCACGATATTCAGTGGACGGATTCACAATGTAGAAGTAGTCAAAGAGGGGGTAAATACCTGCCTACGGTTATATTGCCGTACTATTGGGCTGGCATGGAATACTACGATATTTAAAACGTGGGGTGCTAATACTCCCGCCATTGAAATGCTCAAAGATGTTGCAGCCGCTTTTGGTCTTGATGTTGAAGTGATTGGTGACTTTTCTGATTTACCGCGTTTTACCACCTCCTATAATTCCGGTGGTCGCTTGTGTCGCGATATTCTCGACAGCGTAAAAAATGACTGGAAATATTACTGGATGATCACGCCATCACGGGTGCTATTAGCCAGAGAGGGTGCCGCCAGAAAATGGGCTACCCACGAGATCACCGCTAAAAATGGTATGGAAAGTGTCCCGCGCTGGTATCTCAGCACCATGGAAATTGATGTCAAAATGAATTATCAGATCCAGCCGGCCGATGTGATTAATGTAACTTCAAGTTTTTGGACGATTAATTTTAGCGGCATGTATAACACCGACCTCAATAATCTGGCGAATATTCAACAACAAACCGGTCAATTTAATGTGCTGCGTACTTACCATGAAGGCACATTATGGGGTGATACATGGAAAACCACGCTGATCAGTCAATGGCGTATGCCTTGAGGTAATGATGATTGAGAGCAATCCGCTGTATACCACCATGATGCTGCTCAAGCGCGATATGGTGCGTGACCTGATGATCGGCATGCCCGGCAAAGTCATTAGCTATGATGCAGTTTTGCAACGCGCGGTGGTGGAGTGTGGCATTCAACGTCATATCGGTGACGGTCAATTTAAGACACTACCCGTTATCGAACATGTGCCAGTGCAATTCTCTGGCAGTGCCGATTGGACGGTTTTTCATGAATTACCCGCGGGTACCGAGGGCTATGTTCATTTCAGCCAACGTTCTATCGACAATTGGCTCAGTCAGGGTGGGCCAGTAGCACCACTGGATGCACGGATGTTTAATCCGTCTGATGCTTTCTTTGCTCCGGGTTACCGCTCACAGCAAACCGCGATTGCGGGCTTGCCGACGGAAGGGATTGGTTTAAGTAACCAAAGTGGCGGGGTTCGTATTCATCTCACTGACGCAGGAATTACTTTGGAGGCAGGAGGCACCTCGTTGGTGCTTACCGAATCCGGCATGAGCTATAGCGGCCCTGAGTTTACCAATAATGGGCAAACTACCCTGAATGGTCGCACTGAGGTAACACAAGGCGGTTTGGCGGTTGAAGCATTGGAAGTTGGTGACCACGATCACGGTGGTGTGCAGCATGGAAATGATCGCACGGATGGGCCGCAATAAACCATTACCCAGAATTAATCCTAACTATTATCGCCCTGGCTTATGCTGGGGCTTTTTATTTCTGGAGGCACTGTGATCCGCAATTTTCAAAATGGCGACATTGTTACCCACGGCAGCCAGTTTGCTAGCGGCAAAGAAGAAACCCGGCAAGCTATGATCTGTTGCCTGCGGTTATTTCTTGGCGAGTATTTTCTTGATGCCACGGAGGGAACTCCGTGGTTCCAAAGCATATTGGGCAAAACTTCACGCGATATTGCCGAAGCCAATATTAAACAGCGCTTATTGGCGGCCAAAGGCGTGCTGACCATTAACCGCTTTGAAATGGATCTCGATATGAAGAATCGCAAAATTACGATATTTGCCGCCGTGATTGATATTAATAACGATGCATTTGATTTTTTGTTCACTGAGGACCTTGTCTGATGGCAACTATTAACCGTGACGGAGCCACTGGCACCACGCTGAGTGAATATCTGGATACTATGCGCCAGCAATATCTCGCTATTGATGATGGCTGGAATATTAATCCAGAATCACCTGATGGTCTGGCAATTGCCATTTGGTGTGAAGCATTAGCCAATTTGGACGAGGCCGTGATTAATGCCTACCACGCCGCAGATCCCAATTCAGCTATTGACCAACAATTAGACCGTATTGCCGCATTTGCCGGGATCAAACGTAAAAGCGCGACCTATTCCACTGCGACCGTCAATTTTCATGGTATCGCTTTTACCCCAATCAATGCCGGAACATTAATCAGAAATAGGGTAACCAATACCTTATGGGTGACCGATGGCGATGTTGTTACCGACATAACAGGGAATGCGGCAGTGAATGTCACTTGTACGCTGGCAGGTGCGCAGGGGGCCAATAGTCATAATCTGACCATTATTGCCACACCTATCGGCGGTATTACGGCGGTGACAAATAACACTGCAGCGTCAATGGGGTTGGATAAAGAAACCAATAATGCGTTTCGCATCCGGCGCAATGAGTCAGTAGCACTTCCTGGCTCGAACCAGATTGATAATATTTATGCGGCACTGGTCAATATTGAGGATGTTAAACGGGCGCGTATCTATGAAAATTTTGAGAATGAAGCAGACGAAAATGGGGTGCTTGGTCACTCAATGGCGATATTTGTTGATGGTGGGAGCATCGAAGATGTTATTAACAGCATCGCCACTAATAAAAGCCCCGGCTGTGGGTTAAACCGCTACAACATTTTTCCCAATAAAATCTCGTTGGATACTGTTACACCAAAAGGTAACCCGATCACCGTAACCTTTTTTCGCCCCCAGCTGATACCGGTTTATGTCCGGGTAGAGATCGCCAGTAATAGCGAGTTTATTGACGATGAGATAAAACAGGCGATTGTTGATTACAGCGTCACTGGTTTTGATCAAACCAATGGTTTTTCTAAGCTGGGTTTCAAAATTGGAGAGAGCATCGGCGCGGGGCGTTTATTTACCCCGGTCAATTATCTGGTGGCCGGTAATGGTTTTGTGAATGCTATTACCGTAGGAGCGGCTGCGGAACAGGTCAATATCAGTGCAGTGAGCATTGCCTTTAACCAGTTAGGCGTGTTCAGTGCTGAGAATATCGAGGTGGTCTATGTATAACCACCGTAAAAAAGCGCTGTCACGGATTTACCTGCAATATAAAAACGCGCCGAAACTGCTTGAATGGATCAGTATTTTACCGGACATCAGCCAATCTGCACTGGAAGAGCAGATCACTAAAATCAATAACCTGTTGGATATTGATAATGCCGAGGGTGATCAACTGGATATTTGTGGCCATATTGCCGGGTTTATTGAGCGTCCATTAATCCGCAGTGATTACTTATCGATATTTGCCTACAACGGCACTGGTGGTGCACAACCCTACAATGTCGCGCCGTATAAAGCGCCACATGAGCAAATCGGCAAAGTCCCGGTATCAGATTATCTCTATCGGGTATTAATCAAAGCCAAAATTCAGAAGAACAATACCAATGCGACATTGGATGAAATCAAAACCGCCGTTGATTACATTCTGGATGTTAATTCCGCCATCATAGATGGGCAGGATATGACCATGAAAACTATCTGGGTAGATAAACCGATCCCGGCCAATATCTTAGTGCTTATTCAGTTATTCGACTTAATTCCCCGACCGCAAGGCGTCAAAGCCAGCTTGATCCGTTTTAACCACCATCCTTTTGCCTATAAAGGCACATTCGACGCACAGCCTTATGGCATGGGCGCTTACATCTAATTGGAGCCACTCTATGGCAAGAAATGACAGCTTTAATCAGCCGTGGGCCAGTGTGCCTGCTCAATTTGAACGTCCCGGCGATGCTCTGATTGCCCGAGGTTGGGCAGGGGGAGCATCAGAAGATCCGCCAGAAGCTAAATGGGAAAACTGGTGGCATAACCGGGTGGATTTAGCCTTACAGGAATTACAAAACTTCGGTCAGTTGATTTGGTTTACTGATGCTCCTTATCAGGCAGGGGCGAGGGTTAATCATGGTGGTAATAGCTATATCGCATTGTCAGAAAATACTGGGGTAGAACCGACGGGAGTATTAGATATTGGAGTGTGGCGTAAAGAGGAACCAGATACCTATTTGCAGACCGCTAATAACCTAGCTGAAATAGCCACTGCAGGGCCAGAGGCAATAGCTGAGACACTCGCTAATCTTGGGTTAACTGAAGCTGCCAGCATTGCTGCAAATGCATTACAAAAAAATCAAAACCTGAATGATGTAGCAAATAAAACTACAGCACGAACAAATTTAGGGCTTAAAGGGGCGGCAGTGCTGGATGTAGGGACCACTGAAGGTACTGTGGCAGCAGGGAATGATAACCGGATAATAAATGCGGTGCAGTCTACCAACACTGCAATTAGCCTGCCTGGCAGCCTGACTACCACAGGTACTTTGAAAGGCTCAGCTGTCACAGCAGTAGGCAATGTAGCGGCTGGGAATGGATCGGCATTTCTACAAACTGACGGTAATATCAACGGCCCAGTATGGGGCGGTTATTTATCGACCTACATCGGTAATCAGACAAATGCTCATGGTGTTATGGCTTTGGGGCGAGGTGCGCAAGTGGCAATGCCTTCATCTTCATACAATATGATGTCGCCCGCAGGGACGTTTGTTAATGGTGTCACCGTTAATGGAAACGGACAAACAACCAGCGTTTATTATCGAGGATTATTTATGCAGCGCCCTACGGGTGGTTGGGCGCAAATGGGCGGGGATATTGGCTAATGAAAACATTACAGCACTATAAAAATCTCACAATATCAGCACAAATCTATGACCCTGAATTATCAGGAACAGTTATTTTTCATGTTGATGAAGAGGGGCGCGACTGGTACGAACTGCAACAGACATTCCGTGAGGAAACAACCAAAATCGGCTATAACGATGAGGGGTTGGTTTGCACTGTATCAAAACATGTTTATGCACTCTGTCCGACTGGATTGTCAATTGCTGAAGTTGAATCATTACCGGATAATTTTGTCTTGGAGTACGGTGCTTATGAATATTTTAATGGTGAGGTCATCCCCCATATTCCATCGAATGATGAGATAGTTATTGCATCAGACGAACGGCGCAGACAACTGATAAGTCATATATCAGTTGAGTTAGCAACATTACAAGATGCTGTTGACCGTAATGATGCTACAGCAGGAGAACTTAACCGATTGGTAGCATTGAAAGCATACCGCCTTGCGTTGTATCGGCTTGATGTCAGTCAGCTTTGGCCGACCCCGCCGCCGAGGGAAGCCTAATAAAGAGGCTAACTTAACTGAAATGTAAAAGACAAAACCGGACTTAGTTGCCCGGTTTTGTCTGTGAGGGATTACTACTCCCAACGCAAACCAGCATTTACCTGCCAATTAGTATTGATATCTCTGCCAGAAGATTTCTCTAAGATAGAAGCGAGAGTCATTGTCTTCTGTTAACTGAAAATTTTGAGGATTATGGCGCGACTAGCCTATATGTATATATATCGTTATTAGATCAATACAACACAATCCAACCATCAATAGTAGTTAATCGTAAACACAACTTTGCCATTCGCTTTGCCTGGTGTAGGATTTGAGGCCGTTTGAATGTACCGGGCAGCAAGGGGAACCCGTATTGTTGAGCTGCCATCTTTAGGTAATGTCATTATTTTTTCTGCAGAAAAATTTAATAACGTAGGTACTTGGCTGCTATTTCCCCAACCAATCTGTATACCCACACCCGATGCAGCCCCCGCTATGGACGAGTCAATAGCCATTATCCCATTAGTGGCATCAATTATGTCGCCTATCGGCGTCAGACGCACACCAATACTATTATTGATGGAAGGTGAAACACTGCCTGAACCTGTGTTGAAATCCATCATCAACGTGGTGTTGGTCTGATTATAAAAACCACGGAACTGGGGGCAATTGGTCAGCATTATTGAAGCATCTATCCAAGGTGTGGTTGAATTAATCCCCTTAAAGTATTTACTTATTTCATAAACCCCTAGATTAACGTTGACATCCGGTGTGGCACAGGTCTGCGCCGAGACTGTTAGATTCCCCTGAAATGTGATTTTGTTTAATTGAATTGGCAACCCCTGAATGAGTCTGCCAGCACGTGAATTCACCATATTATCACTCGCTGTAGGGAGATTGGTTGCCGAAAGGGTGTAGCTCCCCGGTTCGAGTGGGCCTGTTTTAATTAGCGAAATATAGCGTGTGGCGTTCTCTAAAGTGACACGGCCACCAGTCGATTCGATAATGACATCCTCATCACGATAACCAAAGGTGCCGAACGTTGCCGGGGAACGATTGTTGTAACGGGATATAGCAACACCTATACCGGGGATATTGGTCTGATACACAGCTCCGGGAAACAAGCCGGTATTCAGTCCACTGAGTGGGAGGGGGACCTGAACAATACCGACTGCCCAGTTGAATGAATAAGGGGTGCCATCACCAGTGCAGCTCATATTTAAGGACGGGGCATTAGTCCAACTTCCCTGATAGATAATGGTCCCTACGGGTATATCGGCGCCAGCTGAGATTACCGGTGGACTTAATGGAACCGTCAGCAACGCCGTGCTTGAACCTGCCTCAAATGCACAAGACACTGCAGCTCTGCTGCTGGTACTGAAAAGAGTTAGCGTTAGTCCGCCAAGCAGACATAAAATTGTATTAATAGACAGTTTCATACGTATTGCCCTCTTTATTGGCAATCTAAGCAAGTTTTGACAACTAGCCATTAAGTAATATTAGCATGCAAAACTGGGCAATTGTGCCCAGTTCGCTAATTCCTAATGATACAGCGAGTATCAGAAGTTATATTTCACTCCGAACATCACTGCCGTGTCGCTATATCCTTTATTACCGATTTGTTGTCCGACGTTACCCCAGAGATTGACCTTCTTGTTCAATTGGCCTTCTACGCCTAACTTCAACTCAGCGATATTAGCAGCGCCATCTTGCTTCACCATTGCATTATCTAGTGCTACACCGAAGTCTTTCGTATTATGGATCCAGTTAGCTTCAACGAACGGCTGAATTGCGTGCTCTTTATTTTTGTCGCTGTAACGATTCATAAAGGCTTTCACGCCTAGGTGGGTCTGGATATTCCCATCACCTTCACCGGAGACACGAGTGCCATTGGCTTCTTTATGGTCATCGGCTTTGACGCCCATCCAGGTGACCTGCGCTTTCGGCTGGATAAAGTAACTGGCATTTTTCGCCGCATTTTCACCCACTTTAAAGGTATAGCCACTTTCTACCGAGGCAGTGATCCCTTTGGATTTATACTCTTCAACTGCTAAGTCTTGGCCGTCTACTGTGTTATCAAACCAACTGTATTGTGCCCAACTATCTACATACAGGCCGGTTTTGTCGGCGTCATTAGCATACCAAGTTCCGTAGATACCTGTGCTGTAGCCATCGATTGAACCTTTAGCGCTGTAACCAGAAATACGCGAATCAGTAGTACTACTGTTCGTGCCATAACCGGCCATTACGCCAAGATGGAAACGATCCAACCCGTTATTGCTCCACTGAGCAATGTCCCCGCCAATCTGGAGTACATAGCGATCAGCACGTGTATCTAACTGGCCGTTGGTATCACGGGAACGATTATGACCGCCTTCGTTGCGCATCCACATGCTCGTGACTTTATGTTCACCAGTCAGCGCGTCGATATACTGAGTTTCACCTAAACGGTCATGTAGGCTGGTAGCAAACATCGTGTTCGCTGCCGCAAGGTTGGCACCATAAGCCCCGGCTTCCGGGCGTTCAACTCTTTGTTCTGGACCAGTACCCGATTCGGGGTCAGGATCTGTTATGCCACTACCACCTCCCCCTGGGCCGGGATTTACCGAGCCAGGCGTGCTGTTGAGGTACCAGTTGTTGGCATTGGCATCTAAGCCGCGATTCAGATAATAATCATAAGCACCGGATATGGCTCGCCCAACTTGAATAAAGTCACCGTCGGAAGTCCCTGCAACATTGATTAACTCAATACCATTAAGTGTTTGTGCTCCACTGCCACCCAGATTGTTCACCTGTATGTAGGTTGTTCCTGACGTACTACCCAAAACATTGAGTTTGTCAGTCACTGAAGCATCATTGCCTAAAACACTATTCATATTAAGCAAACCATTGTTGCCGATATAATTTCCGGTAATAGTCAAAGTATTCCCACCAGTACCACCGAAATTCACCACACCTGCATGATTAAGTGATTTAAGTGTCTGGTCATAACCATTCAGATCCAAAGCACCCGCAATTTGAGTGGTGAAATCTGAATTAGCACTGAAAATATTATCTGCGGTGGCTTTGATGGACCCGCCATTTACCGAGGTGGCGCCGTTGTAATTATTTGCGGTAGCGAAGGTTAGCGTACCTGTACCGTCTTTATTAAGGATCGTGGTGTTATCCGCAATTAGATTATTTAATTCGAGTGTGACGCCTAAGTTGGTATTAATATGCCCTGTTAATCCAGAAGCAATATTCAGGTTTACTCCACTGGTGTCAGCAACTGCCCACAGAGTATTGTTTGCTCCACTGAGCATATTGAAAATATGATTAGTCCCCAATACACCCGACATCAGCCTAACGGTACCTCCTTGCATATTAAGGTGACCATCAAAAGTACTGGCTCCTGCTGCAATCGTCATAAAACCATTGTCAGTGAGAGTTAAATTGGTAGAATTATTGACATGACCGACAAGGGCTCCACCGGTTTGGCTGGTGGCATCACCGGTAAAGATTATAGAGTTATTAGAACCACTTACATTCCCAATATTACCACCAGACATATTATCGATCTGAGTATTGCCAAACATACCCGCAATAAAACCACCTGACATATTATCTACTTGGGCATTCCCATCCATTATAGAAATAGTTCCACCCGATAAATTGTTAATTCGAGCATTGTTGCTCATGAAGGTAATATTACCGCCAGACATGCTATCAACAGTATGGGTGATATTAAAGTTATTAAAACTATCTCCGTTTACAATATTGTTAATACTAGAGTCAACATCAATAGCATTGGCGGTTGACACCGATAACAGACTAAAAAAAACTGCTATCGGCGTTAAATATGGTGTTTTCATTAAGAGTACTCACTTGAGTTGATAATTTTGTTTCTCATGATAACGGGGATTAATTAAATGAAAATAAGATAGTGCTAAAGTTTTGTAGGATACTTCCTGCGTCACTTGCGTATGTTGATGTAATGTTACGTGCTTGATTGAATATGTAGGGTTAACAACTAAGTAATGATAAGCGGGGTTAGTACAAAATACATCCTAACTTTCGCATAATAAAGGCTACCTGATCTTACGCTAATACCACGTTTACTCGGCAAACAGTCGACATAAGCTCAATCACCTGAGCTGCGATGCACTGCTTCCAATGAAATAGATTAAAGTATGTGTCTGAGAATTTTTGAGTATACGGGCTAGCGTCACAGCAAGTTCAGTATCTATAAACAGAATGATGCATTATTTCCGAGAAAATCAGGTCCATTAGCGCTGATGATAAAGTAATTAAATTAATTATTGAGAATTACTATCGTTTAGCTGCTGTTTAAATTTGATAGGGCATTATTTGGCTAGGTATCGGTATCGCACTTATTGCTTCGAAGGATCGATGATGAAAGTAATCAGCCTCACAATGCCTTTAATATTTAAGGGGTATATCTACCTGTATTGGCAGTAGATGTCTATAAAGGGCCAATTAGTTAAATGTATAATCAACGGTCAATAAGTCTTTTACTCCCTGAAATATGCTGAGACTACTTAGTCTGTATTATTCAAGTTTCAATCAAGGTATTTTTATGAAAAATTACGCATTAGCAATTTTTGCTACACTGGTATTATCTGGCTGTACCACAAAATGGGAGCCATTAAATAATCCAACGCTAACCCTTCAAGAAACGAAGAAACTTTGTCATGGGAATGCGTTAGCTCAATATCCAGTCAGAAATGAAGTTGCTACGAGAAGTGTTCAACAGCCAACATTTTCAAAGTGTAATAAAAAAGACGATGGCTGTTATAATAATGGTTACAAATATGAGAAAATTTTTGGTATCGAAAGTTACTCTATGGATGTTAACGAAAATAGCAGAAACAGTGTATTCTTAGCCTGCATGGAACAAAATGGCTGGAAAAAACTAAGTTTGTTGGACGAGTATTTCTGAAGTGTTCGCAATCAAATCTCATTAAGTCATAAGAATTCTAACAACTGATTTAGGTAACAATTGATATGTTAATGAAGCTGGGGTCAGCCAGCAGTGGCTCGTGTTCTGTCTGATGTAAGCATGTCGACCTGCGAGCGCGTATCCATCGGTTGAACTCACAGCTCTTAGCTGATTTCAGATACAATCGAGCCCTGCTACAGAATACAATCAGCTCTGGTTACAACTAATACAAATTCGTGGTAGTGCGGATATACACGTCAGACCATCAAATTTTCATCTAAATTTCCCACATTCATTAATTGTTGTCTTATGTGGACAGAAATTAGTTTTATATATACGTATCAAATGTATCGAAATTTTTACGAATGATTTCGAATTAACAGTTAATTATATGAATTTAAAGGCTAGAGAAGTAAGGCAATGAAAGGTGTTTTTTGAAGTGATAATGATTTAATTGTTTGATTTTAAAAAGAAAAATACATTTAAATCTGAAAGAGGAATCGTATTCGATCTTTTTTTATGTATCTTTGAAAATCAACAATATATTTAAATATCATTTAATTACCTCGCTCCCTGTTACTCACCATTACCTGTTATTTCATCCTTCACCGCCACTTTGTCGCCATCCTCCAATACCGGCCAGTGCTGTCGACACCGGTAGGCAGTCCAGCCCTGGCACCCCGAGAATGCGTGGACGCACGCCAGTTATAGACTGTTTATCTAACAGCGCTTTCATTCCCGTATAGCGGCCATTTTTATCCGTGCCGCCAATAATATTGATAGTGGCAAATTCGTTTTTGCCGGTAGCAACACGCACGACAACCATGATGGGGCGGGTTTAATCCACAATGGCGAGAAACGATGCCGCCAATGTGCCTCTTTTTCCCGCCTTACCGGCAACAGCCAGTAGATTGGTGATCAATACCGGCGTATTCAGTGGGAATGTGGCGCTATCGGCATCATCACCAGTACACACCATACCGACAACGGCGGTGGAGACAGTAGAAATAGTGCGGGTGCGATCGTTGATTTCGAGCACTCGCACACCATGATGATAATCCGCCATGTGGCAACTCTCCGTGGGTGGGGGAGAGTAGGATGGCAGGGATCAGCTGATTAAGCTGTGGGGGAGAGTTATGCGTGTTTTGGCACAACTCATATTAAATATTTTTATATATAATTCGAAAGTGTGATGCCAGACCAAAGGGATTTGCAATTAACAGTTATTGTAGCAAGTGGCATTTGCCATATTTAATATAATCATTAGGATGATTAAATGACTACATATCAACTGGTCAGAAATGCAATAGAAAAGAAACAGCAAATAACAGCTATGTATAATGGGCATTATCGTGAATTATGCCCACATGCAATCGGAACGAAAAATGGTAAAGAACAGGCGATGTGCTTTCAATTCGCAGGTACAAGTCGTCAGGGGGGGATTACTCGTGACTCTACAGATAACTGGAGATGCATTGAAATTGCCAAATTGAGAGATGTTGCCGTTCGTGACGGTGAGTGGCATACGGCCTCAAACCATTCTATTGCTCAAAGATGTATTGACGTGATCGATTTGGAAGTAAAACGGTAAGTCATTAATTAAAATCTCATGAAGGCCGCTTGTTCTTTAACTGGCTTTCATTGCATATATTTTTCTACACAATATTCAGCAGATAACCATAACTCCGATTACATAATTCAATTGCTCTTATCTCAGAATATGATGACTGCTTTTATTATTGTAAGTGAATAACTGCGTGCCTCATTGAATATAATGAGGCACGGCTTGTA